AGAGCGCCATAGCCGAAGGCGCGGTAAGATGCCCATCCTCCCGGTTTACCCCGGCAGCAGCCCACAGTACACCCGAAAGTTCCTCCAGAGAGAGCATCTCCGGCGAAAAATCGCGCGACGAACTACGCGCCGCAAGCGCTTCGTTGATAGTCAGTCCCATCTTGGGATCCGGCGTCTTCAATTCGATCCGTTCTCCCATTTCGACGGGCGTACGGACACTCTGCTTCACTCCGGTACCGCAGGCTGTCAATGCAACCAGCGCACACATCATCAAACTGCTTGTTTTCATAATCTTTACGGTTTTTACAAAAATAACCAAAATCCAGAATTTCCGGTATCCTGGCCGGAAAAATTTTCCGATATTCCGGCCTGCCGTTCCTGAAATGAAAGTCTGAGATGGAAAATATTCGGTCGTTTTTTTGGTTTTCAGGAAATAATATCTATCTTTGCACCACGATTCGAAACCCACACGAGTTTCAGTCGATGATGGTGCCATAGCTCAGATGGTAGAGCAAAGGACTGAAAATCCTTGTGTCCCTGGTTCGATTCCCGGTGGCACCACACAGAAAACCAGTCACTTACAGCCCTGTAGGTGACTGGTTTGTTTTTAGTCGGGCACACAATTTAGACACAAACCCAATCTAATTTCCCATTGCGGGATACCTCTCCTTCTTGCACTATTTTTCGCACTTTTTGGAATGAATCATTTCAATAAAGCTATTTTCCGACAGTGAGAATTGCTCTCCTCTTTTTTTAACGAATTTTCCCTTAATATAATTTGCATAATGTGCCGAACATACTGACTTTTGTCGCAGAGGCTGTGAAGTCGCAGCCCACCAGTTGCAGAACGATATAACCTTCATGTAATTGTTAGTGGGTCTGTTGGCGTCGGCTGACAGACCTTTTTTGTGCGAATATGATGATTTATTCGAAACCATATAGAACGAAAAAACATGAAAGAGAAAATTCTCGTAGCGCTGAAAACCAAGTATTCTAATTTGGGGTTCGGAGCGAAGGCTCTCGACGGAGTAGCCTCCATTTTGGAAAAATCCGTCACCGATGAATCGCAAATTGAAACCGCAGTCAGCGGGGTCGAACCTTTCCTTAAAGTTTTCCAGTCTGACGCTGATCGTGCACGCACCGAGTACAACGCACTGAAAGGACTGTATGACGAACTCAAGGCAAAGAGTGAGGCATCTCCTGCAAATGGGGGCGGGCAGGGCAAAAAAAACGAACCCGACGATGAGGAACCTGCGTGGTTCAAAGCCTACAAGCAGCAACAGGAGGAGCGTTACAACGCCAGCAAAGCGGAGAGCGATACTCTGAAAGCTGAAAAGGCCAAGAACGACCGGGCCAATCTCATCTCCGCAAAGGCAAAAGAACTCGGTATTCC